CACCACCGCGCGCGTCCTGCCCGAAGAGCAGCACCTGGCGCAATCGATCAACGACATTCTGTCGACCCCGCTGGGCAGCCGCGTGATGCGGCGCGAGTATGGCTCGGACCTGCCGCGCCTGATCGATGCGCCGCTCAACGGCGAAACCCTGGTCGATCTGTACGCCGCCACTGCCGAGGCGATTGACCGCTGGGAGCCACGCTTTGATCTGCGCCGGGTCGAGGTGGCCGATGCGGTGGCGGGCAAGCTGTCGCTGACCCTGACCGGCGAGGTGCTGGGCCTGGAAGCCGTGCTGGCGGCAGAGGTGACGGCATGAGCGGCTACAGCGCCATCGACCTGAGCCTGCTGCCGGTTCCCGACGTGGTCGAGACGCTGGACTTCGAGGTGATCCTTGCCGCGATGAAGGCCGACCTGGCCGCCCGCGCGCCCGATCTGGCCGCCGTGCTGGCGCTGGAAAGCGAACCGGTGGTGAAGCTGCTGGAGGTCTGCGCCTACCGCGAGCTGCTGCTGCGCGCCCGGGTGAACGATGCCGCCCAGGCCGTGACGCTGGCCCGTGCGACGGGTGCGGACCTGGACAATCTGGCGGCGCTGTTTGGCGTGGTGCGGCTGGTGATCAGCCCCGGCGATCCGCTGGCCGTGCCGCCGGTGCCGCCCACGCTGGAAGCGGACGCGGACCTGCGGCGGCGCGCGCAGCTGGCGCTGGAAGGGTTTTCGACCGCTGGCCCGGAAGGGGCTTACGTGTTCCACGCGCTGTCGGCGGACGGCGATGTGCTGGATGTCAGTGCCACCAGCCCCAGCCCCGGCGATGTGCTGGTGACGGTGCTGTCGCGGACGGGAAGCGGGGCGGCCCCGGCCCCGCTGCTGGCCACGGTTGCGGCGGCGCTGAATTCAGACGATGTGCGCCCGCTGTGCGACAATGTGGTGGTGCAGTCTGCGGCCATCGTGAATTACGCCATCACGGCGACGCTGCATTTCTATGCCGGCCCCGACAGCGCGGTGGTGATGGCCGCCGCCCAGGCCGCTGCCACGGCCTATGCCGCCGCCCAGCACCGGATCGGGCGCGACGTGACGCTGTCGGGGCTGTTCGCGGCGCTGCACCAGCCCGGCGTGCAGCGCGTGGTGCTGGCCGCGCCCGCCGCCACCCTGACCATCGGCAGCGCCCAGGCCAGCTGGTGCACCGCGATCACCCTGACGAACGGGGGCGTGGATGAATAGCCTGCTGCCCCCCAACGCCACACCGCAGGAAACCGCCATCGAGGCCGCGACCGCGCGGATCGGCGAGGTGCCGGTGCCGAACGCCGCCCTTTGGACCCCCGCCACCTGCCCCGCCGCCCTGCTGCCCTGGCTGGCCTGGGCATTGTCGGTGGATGAATGGGACGGCACCTGGCCGGAGGAACGCCAGCGCGCGGTCATCGCCGCCTCGGTCGCGGTGCACCGGCGCAAGGGCACGCGGGGGGCTGTGGTCGCGGCGCTGGCGGCGGCGGGATACGGCACCGCGACGCTGATCGAGCGGTTCGGGCGTGACCTTTACAACGGTGCCCGCCTGCACAACGGCAGCATCGACCATGCCGCGCCAGATCACTGGGCTGAATACCGCGTGACACTGACGCGGCCCATCAGCAACGCGCAGGCCGACCGAGTGCGCAGCATCCTGGCCTCGGTGGCCCCGCTGCGCTCAAAGCTGAAGCTGCTGAGCTACGTGGCGGTGGCGAACCTTTACGACGCCGGTATCCGGCATGACGGCACATTCAACCATGGGGCGGCCTGATGGCAAACCTGACCGAAAACCCGGCCGTCTTTGAAAGCGGCATCTACCAGATTGAAACCACCGACCCGGTGCTGGGCGGCGTGCCGAACGTTGCCACGGGCGCGGGCATGTCGAACATCCCGCACATGCAACTGGCCAACCGCACGGCCTTCCTGAAAAAGGTCATCGACGACACTGGGCTGGGGGCGGCGGCGGTGCCGCTGGTGACGCTGAACTCTGCCGCCGCGCGCCTGACGGGCAGCTACCGCTTTGCCTCGGACGATGCGAACACCCCGGCAGCGGGCGTGGCGGGAACGGTCGAGGTGATTGCCGCCAGCGCCAGCGCGGTGAACCAGATGGCGTTCGACAGCGCGTCGTCCCGCATGTTCACGCGGTTCTGGAACGGGTCCGTCTGGTCGGCCTGGTCGGAAATCTGGCGCACCACGGGGGTGGCGGAAAGCCTGGCGACGAATGGCTGGCAAAGATTTCCCAGCGGGCTGATCGAGCAGTGGGGGCAGATCAACACCGGACTGGATGTGAGCGGAACAGCAAAGCTGACTGTCACAGGCGCTTTGCCCATCAGCTTTCCAAACGCGTCGTTTCAGATCGTGGGCACATTGCAGGACGGTGGGACGGGCGGGGCGGCAATCACGAGCTCGTCCGTCGGGCTGTCGACCTTCGAATTCATCGTCGAGGAGTTCAAGTCGGTGGGGCAGAACATCATCATCCGATACATGGCCAAGGGTCGATAGGGGGCAGGAATGTACAGGTATTCGCCGTCATCGAAGGGTTTCTTCATTCCGGGTTTGCACGCGGTCGTCCCCGACGACGCGGTCCAGATCACCGAAGCAGAACATGCCGATCTGCTGACAGGCCAGTCACTTGGCAAGGTCATCACGCCCGACGCGCAGGGTCGGCCGATCCTGATTGATCCCACGCCACCCACCGAGGCAGAGCTGCTGGCAGTCTGGCGCGCGGCCACGAAAGTTTCGGCCTTCCAGGCCAAGGGCGCGCTGCTGAACCGGGGCCTGCTGGATGAGGCCACCGCCGCCGCCACGGCAGCGGGCGGGCTGACCCTGCTGGCCTGGCAGACGGCCACCGAATACGCCCGCCTGTCCCCCGCCATCGTCGCCCTGGCCCCGGCCATCGGCATCACTGACCCCGCCGATCTGGACGAGCTGTTCCGCGAAGCCGCCGTCATTTCCGCCTGACCCGAAAAGGACCACCCCATGCCTGATCAGTTTCTCCACGGGATCGAAGTCGTCCAGATCGACGACGGCATCCGCCCGATCCAGACCGTCAAATCGTCGATCATCGGCTTTGTCGGCACCGCACCCGCCGCCGCCGCCGATACCAAGGCCAGCGCGACGCTGGGCATCACCCCCGCCGCGCTGCTGGTCACCGCCAAGCCGGTGGGCGTGCTGGGCAACGCGATCAGCCTGCACCTGCGCAACCCCGGCACGGCCAGTGCCGCGCTGGGCGTGGTGGTGACCGGCAACGCGATTGTCGTCAACCTGGCCACCAGCGCCTCGTCGGTGCCAACCTCGACCCTGACGCAGATCATCGCGGCCATCGTCGCCTCTGTCCCCGCGAACGCGCTGATCACCGCCGCCGTGGCACCGGGCAGCACGGGCGGCAACGTGCCCGTGGCCGGTGCCGCCCCCGTGGCCCTGACCGGCGGCGCGGACGAGCCGTTCCCGATCAACACGCCGGTGCTGATCACCGGCCCGCGCGCCGCCGCTGCCCTGGGGCTGACCGGCACGCTGAAGGCGGCTTACGACGCGATCTACGCCCAGGGTGTGTCCACCGCCGTGGTGGTGCGCGTGACCGAAGGTGGCACCCCCGCCGCGACCCTGACCAACGTGCTGGGCGATCCCACCGCGCAGACCGGGGTCTACGCCCTGATGACCGCCCGCAACGTCACGGGGCAGGAGCCGCGCATCCTGGCCGCCCCCGGCTTTACCTCCACCCTCGCCGCAAGCCCGGCATCCCCGGTGACGCTGGCGCTGATCACCGTGGCCAACCGCCTGCGCGGCGTGGTGATTGCCGACGGGCCGAACACCACCGAGGCCGATGCGATCACCGACCGGCTGAAGTTCGGGTCGGACCGGCTGTACATCGTGGATCCCGCCGTCAAGGTGTTCGACGCCGCGACGCAGGGCTTCGTCATCCGCCCGGCCTCGGCTTACGTCGCCGGCATCCTGTCTTACATGGATGCGACCAAGGGCTTCTGGTGGTCGCCGTCGAACCAGATCGTGCAGGGCATCAGCGGCACCGCGCGCCCGGTCAGCTTTGCGATCAGCTCCACCGAGACCGAGGCGAACCGTCTGAACGAACAGGCCGTGGCCACGATCATCCGCCAGGACGGGTTCCGGCTGTGGGGCAAC